GTGGGCGACGGCGTGGCTGACGATACGGCGGCATTCCTAGCAGCAATTGCCACCATTCCACTGAACAGCAGCATCACTTACGGCGCAAATGGGTTGCCTAGTGCTGCTTCAAAAAGCGTTATTGAGGTTCCTCCTGGTTTATATAAGATTTCGCAATCGTTGCTGTTTACAAACAAGGCACCATGCGTATTGCGATCATCAGGTGGCGATGGCGGATTGAACTCAACCTCGTGCGCGCAGTTGTTGTGGTATGGCACTGCTGGCGAGGCGATGATTCAAATCGATGGAGGATATGGTGTTTGCCTTGAGCATCTGAGCATCAAGGGCCTTGCCGTTGCTGGATATGGTGTCTTGTTTACGCGATCTAATGCCAGTTATGGTCGTGGTCTTTCATATCACAACGGGCTGCACATCACTGGGTGCACCATTGCCGGCATCCAGTTTGGGCTGGCTGACTACGTCAACCTCGATCAAACTGACCAAGTGGTGTTTGAAAACACCCATATTCATGGTTGCTATGACGGAATTGTGTCGGTCAACCGTAACAACCTAAACATTCAGTTCAACAACCTGACAATCTTTGCCTCATATCCCCCAACTGGAATTTCTCCTCGACAGGGCATAAGAATTCTCAAGGGCGGAATTGATGTTTATGGGTATTACTGTGGCGGATTTGTTGGCAGCGACTTCAGCGACTATTGCATCTATCTCGAAGATGGATACATCAACGTCTACGGTGGATACACGGAAACTGAAAAGTTCATTTACGGCAACTCCGCTACTTCGAGTGGAACAACCGTTACCAGCACCATTGTTGGATTCGATCAATATCCAGCTACCAATACTGGAGGTGTTGGTGCCATCAACTGGAATCAGGCAGGCAACACGTTATCGTGGTACGGCGGTCGGCTAGCGGAGAACATTGTTGAGGGAGCAAATTCGGGAGGAATTTTCGTTACGAATGCTCGTTTCCACAATGTTCCGTCATGGACCGGAAGAACGCCCAAAAGCGCGTGTGTCAATTGCAATGTCATTCGCACTTCAACCCCAAGCGAATCGTATCAATTGAATTGGCTTGGCATGAGCGCAAGCCAAGCGTGCAATGCTGATTCCGACTACATGATCTCAAACAATTTGCAAGTTCGAGATTCTACGATATATCGGTACGTGAATGCAGATTCAGTTGCGATGCGTATGTTGAACGGAGAATTCCGTTTGTATCACGCGCTTGCGGCATCCGGTCCGGCGTACAACTTGAATTACTCGTCGTTCACGGAATTCTTCCGATCTGGTTTTTCATCTACTGATGGTAGATGGCACGGAAATGGAACTAACAGGATCAAGTGGGCGGCAGCCGCTCCTACTGCTGGAACATGGGTGCAGGGTGATGTCGTTTGGAACACTGGAGTCGTGGCAGCTGGTTCTCCAGGATGGGTTTGCACGGCATCGGGAACTCCTGGAACGTGGAAAACGATGGCAAACGTATCGGCCTAAAGGAACACAACATGGCACTCTCAAAAACATCGACATCGCCGCAGGGATTTGAAGCCATCGACGCATATCACCGCGTTGAAGGTTTGTGCTTGATTACAAATCAAAGCATGGCATTTCATGTCCGTTCATACAAGGATATTTCGTTTCCTGCATTTGGAGATGAGTCGTATTCGTGCACCTACGACATCAACGGCGAGAACCCTGTTCGCCAGGCCTACCTTCATCTGAAGACGCTGCCCGAGTTCGCAAACGCGACGGACTGCTAATGACCTCCACCCACCACGAAGAACTGTTCCTCGCCATCGGCCGCCTGGAAGGCAAGGTCGATTCCCTGATCGCCATGCAGAGCCACCAGCAGGATCAGCTCAAGGAGCATGACTCGCGCATCCGTTCGCTCGAGCATTCACGTGGCTACATGCTTGGAACCGCAGCCGCCATCGGCGCGAGCATGAGCCTTGTATCCAACTACCTCATCCGCGCATTCACCTAAGGAACCACATGCCTACCGACATCATCATCGCTACTGACAAGCCGAACTACCTGACGACTGGCCTCGTCACCGCCAGCAGCGGTACCTACGACACCTCCGTCCCGACTGCCACGATTCCGTCCACGACCGGGCAGACGTTCCTGGTCCCGACGAACCTGGGCGACAAGCCGAGCCTGCTGCGCCTGATTCCGTTCCACAGCGCGAACAACGCAACGACTCCCAGTTTCCGCGTGATCGGCTGGTCCACGTACACGCAGACGATCGGCACCCCGGTGTACATCCCGACGCTGCTTGCTGACTGCGCCTGCTCGTACAACGCCACCGCAGGCAGCATCCCGAGCCTGTCGGTGAACAGCACAACGCAATACTTCTTCCATGCCGTCACAGTTGGCGCTGGCGTCCCGACCGTGAATATCTACAGTCCTGGCACGGCAGCTGCTGCCGGCACGCCGCCCGCCGGCGTGGTCATCGACACCATCGGCATGCAGTACATCACGATCCAGGTTGAGTCCTCGACCGGCACGATGGGTTGCTTCTACGCCTTCATCTGATCGGAGCCAGCGATGCGAAGCCTCCTGGGTCGGTTCCACCGTCCAAACGCCCGTTCGCAGACCGAGCGGTTGTTCATGCTGAACAACCTTGGCGACGGTTCCACGCTGTCGCTTGACTTCACCACGGGTGTCCTTGACCCGCGCCTGTCGTTCGAGCGCACTACCAACGCCACCTTCATCAACTCGCAGGGGTACGTTGAGTGGGCGAACTCCAATATGTATTGGAATACGGCGTTTGAGGGATTGAGCGGATCAAACCCGTCACTGACCTCATCCGGTTGGGGATACGCACTATCTACTGGTGGAACTGCCGTCTTCAACGGAGATGGAACGGTTACGGTTACCACAACGGCTTCTGATCGTAGAGCGATCTTCCGGTCGTCCGGATTTTCTGGTGGCGGTCTTCGTGTCGTTGCATCTGTTGATGTAACGATTGCATCTGGATCGCTACAGGCGAGCCAGGTGATCGTCACTGGCTCCCCGGCAAACGCGCAGCATTACGTCAACGGTGTCATCTGGGACAGTTCCCACCCGATCTGGAACGGCGGCATCCTTCCCGTTGGTACGCAGTTCAACATTTCCTATGCGACTGACTCGCAGACAAGCGGAACGACCAGCGTGTATTTCGGTGTCGGTTGCACATCGGTTATCGCCGGATCTGCCACGTTCTCCAATCCTCGTTGGACGATGTGGAAGGGGAGTGCAACTGTCCCGTACTACCCGAACACTTCCGCGACCAACAACAGCACCACCAATTACTTCAAGTCGAATGACTACCAAGCCCCTCGCTTCGACTACGACCCCACCACTACGCCACCCACGCCTCGCGGTCTGCTGATTGAGGGAAGCGCGAGCAATTACATGCTTCAATCTAGCAGCCTTACTGGTTACAGCAATTCTGGCATGGCAACCGTGGCGGCTGGAAGCGATAGCGATCCGACCGGAACCGCAAACGCCGCGCTGCAGATTTACGCGACAGCAGGTGGCACCTACCACGGTTTTTATCGAATTGTTACCGCAGGGACTAACACCCAAATCACCGTGTCGATTTGGGCAAAGGCTAGAACGTACACGCATCTATTTCTTTCGGATCTTTCTAGTGGCCGTGCTGCAGTTCGATTTAACCTTTCAACTGGCGCAACCGACAACAATTTCGGCGTTGGCTACGTCAGCGCAAAGGCGACTCCATTTCCAAACAACTGGTGGCGATGCGAAATGGTCGTGAATGTCACGGCTAGCACTTCATATGGTTGGGCATTCGTAGGAGTGCCATCTTCCGGTGCAACGCTTGACAACTACGGTGCGCAGTACACAGGAACAGGAAACGCGGCGGATGGAATCTACTGCTACGGATTTCAGTTAGAGGCAGGCTCCGGCGCATCCTCGTACATCCCGACCGGGGCAAGCACGGGGAACAGGGCGTTCGATTACTGCGAGATGGGAAACATTGCTGCTCTCAATTACAGCACAACGAATGGCTCCATGCTGTACGAGGGGCAGTTCAGCCAGTTCCGAGCGACCAGTTTCGCGACGATGCGTACCGCCTTCTGTACTGCATCGGGAGCCATCGAAGCATTCGGAGCGTTTGCCTATGGCGCGACGATGTACCCGACCGCGCAGGACGCAACCGGAAACACTGCTCTTGCGACAATCACTCCGGCAATGACGATCAACACGAATTTCAGGGCTGCGTGGAGCCTGAACGCATCGCTTGCCTCCGGCGAGGTTCGTGGATGCATTAACGGCGGATCTGTCACCGCGTCCGGGTCTACAAGCATGAGCGCGACCGCGACTCCGACCATCCTCACCATCGGAGGCCGTCCGAGTTACGGATTGTACTACCCGTGCGGGACGATCAAGCGCGTGAAATACTGGCCGATTACGCTGTCGGACGCAACCCTCCAATCCATCACGACCTGATATGGACTACCTACTCCGCTCAACCACCGAATCCGACCTCGACGATGCCCTCATCGCCGCAGGTCTTGGCGAGGAACGCGACATTGGCGAAGGCGAGATCGCCGTGCTGCCCGTGACGGGCATCACGCTTGACCGCATCGGGCCGATCCCCGCACAAGTGGACGAGGACGGCGTGATCGTGCGGCCCGGCGACAACCGCTACCACGCAAACATCCGGGCCACCATTGAGCTGACTGAAGCCCAGGTGGAGGCTCTGCCGACGTTCACGCCGACGCCAGGCGTTCCCTACCGGGTGTTCATTTGAGGATCGCCGTACTGCTCGTCCTCGCGCTCGCCGCCTGCAACCCGGTCGCTCGCATCTCCGCGAACGCGACGGCGATCCGCAACGAGGCCGGCGCGCTCATCGACCACGGGAACGCCACGGGCGACCAGGTGGTGGTGCATAGCGCAACGCGTATCGACGCCGCCGCTGCGGCCATTCACGGCGACATCCCGTCCGTACAGGCGGTCACGCCGGCGTGGCTATCCACCCTCCAGTGGTGGGGCATCGCGGTGGCGATCGCTGGCATCGCGTTCCTCGCCTGGAACTCTGGAATTGGGACGTTTTTCCGCATTGCCATAGGGTGGTTGCCTCGCCGAAAGGTGGCTGCCGCCGAGCTTGCAGTCGATACACTTGATGAATCCCGTCCCGAGGGGGACAGGGAACTCGTCACGCTGCTCCGGGCGGACCCGGAGTTTGACGCGGCGTTCAAACGCGCCAAGGGGCGCAGAAAGAAACAGACATGATTCTCGCCGACTTTTTGGGTACGACCTGGTTCATCGCTCTCGTGGCCGTGATCGGCATCCTTGCCGGCGCTTGGCTGCACAAGAAGTTCGGGCACAAGCTCCACTGACCAGCCTTGTGGCGTTCGCGCCTACGGCACTGCGAGCGGGCGTGGCCTACGGGCTGCGCCCGCTGTGCCAAATGAAAACCCCCGCCCTTGGCTCCGTCGTGGGGCCGCAGGCGGGGGGAGGAGAGGATGGCAGGGTTAACGGATTCGCAGGCTTGTGCCGCGTGGCAGGAGTGCCACGCCGGGGATCGTAGCGCCCGCCGCCAGCGCCTCGCGCAGCGCGGCCTTGTCGGCCTCGACGCGCACGGCCTGGTACTGCGTGGGAAGCTGCTCGGGCGGCACGGTGACCTCGAGCGGCTGCGCGCCGCCGTTGGCCTGGACCGACAACCGGAACCGGGCAGTCTCAATCTTGCCCTTCCCGGTGGCCTCCATCGCTTCCTTCAGGCGCTGCTTCAGGCGCTCGGCGAGAGCGTCGTCAGCAGCAGCAAGCTCGCGCAGACGCTTGGCCTCCTCGGCGCGTGCGTCAGCACGGCTTCGCAGGTGCTGGATCAGGGACGCGTAGTCATCGGCCTTGGACTCAAGCACCCCGGCAAGGCCGGCGAGGTGCTGGTCAAGTGCTTCCTGCGCTTCGACGCTGTCGCCAGCCCCGTCGAGGATGGCCTCGATCAGGGTGGCGATTTCGGTTTGAATGGCGTACAGGTTCATGGTGTATCTCCTCGTATGTTCAGAAGGGCAGTTCGTCAGCGTCGGTGGTGGTGGGGACAGGTGCGGACGCGGGTGCGGTACGGATCACGCGCATGATGGTGAGCGAGTTCCCGACCCGTGCGATGTCGAGGCGCAGCTCGCTGTCGATGGCCTGCTCGCACAGGTTTGCGTACTCAGGAACAGTTGCAGCGATCCAAGCGGTGCCGTGCCCTCCGGCGGCCTGCACTGCAACGGGCTTGCCGGGACGGCGCACCACGTGGCGGATCAGGAACAGCCCCTCGTACTCGTCGGGGTACGAATCCGCGGGCGCGGGAGCGGCGGGTGCCGCCGACGCCACGGGGGCAGGCGCAGTCGCCTCCTGCGCGGCCTTGCGCTTGCGGACGGGCTTCGGGGCGTCGGCAACGGCTGGCGCGTCCTGGGGCAACGTAGCGGCCTCCACGGGTGCCGGCAGCGCCTGGACCACGATGGGCGGCGCGGCGGGAGGGTTATCCTGCTGCCCCATCTCCTCGGCGGTATACAGGCCCGACAGTTCAGCCGGGAACGCCTTGCGGAGGGCGAGCGCCTCGGCGCACTTGGCGATCATCACGGACGGCATCTTCGGCCACATGCCCGAGAGGCTGCCGTCCTTCTTGCGCTGGGCGTACTCGCGGAACAGGGCGACGGCGGTGACCGCCTCGACGAACCCCTTGCGGTAAACGCCCACACGGGCTGCCGCTGGCGGCTCGTCGTGGAGCCACACGTCGGTCCACTGCCCGTCCGTCCCGCAGAACGCAACCGAAGTCTGCCCTGCGTACTCGCCGCTGCGCTGGGCAACCAGGCGGAAGCCGTCGATGCTGACCTGGGTCTGCATCACCTCGCGGCCAGCGCGGCTATCCCAACGCTTCACGGCGTAAATCTGACGGGCGAAGGGGTCCAGCCCGGTGCGGTCGCACACGCTAAAGAACAGTTCCATCTCGTCGCGGCTCGCGCCCGAGCAAAGGGTGCGGGCGAGCAGCTCGCGCTTCTCATCATCAAGTCGTGCCAATGCAGTCATCGTGTTCTCCTCTCGTGACTCGTCGCACCGGGCACGCGCCCGATCACGACAGGCACACTATACGGGAGCGTATTGGGTTTGTCAACCCCATACTTTCACGATTGTTTCGGCACGTTCCCCGTACTCCTTGCACGCTGACAGGATGGCGACCTGCGAATCGTCCACGTAAACGACCCCAGTCATGGCGTCCAGGGCAGCTCTGCACGCCTTGTCCAGGTCAGGGCGACGGGGTGACACTGGTGCCGTGGCCTTGAGGATGCCCTTCGAGGTGTAGTGGCTGGCGGGGCGCACGAAGCTGAACAGCAGTTCGACGGCCACGACGCCCGTTGCCGGCGGTTCCGTCCACGCCTGCCGCGCCGCCAGCGCGAACACGGCGCGGTACGGCTTGACCTTGGCCGACGACTCGAGCAGCAGGATGCGCCCGCTCCTCGAGCGCACGGCACGCTTCGATCCTTGGGGGGCTGCCTCGCCCGGTACGGTGAAAGTAATCAATCGCGTCTCCTGTGGTTCGTTTCGCGCAGCACGTAGGCATTGACCTGGCGCATCGCTTTGGAAAGTTCAGTTCGCAGGTACACGACTTCCTGCATCAGTTCGATGGTGAGCGGATCGTTCGTCCCGCTGTTTCGCACGCGGTCCACCACGTCCTCGTCGTATTCCCCTTTCCCCGGTTGCATCTCACCCCTCGCCTTCGTAGAGGATGCGGCTGATGTGCGCTGGCATCACGGCCCGCAGCCGGCGCACTTCCTCGCGCAGACGCTCAATCTCATCGGCGGCACGGTGCATCACGAAGTCTGCGCCTGCATTTCCCCATGATCGCAGTTCAGTAACAATGTCTTGCGGACCACTCATCGAATTCCCCTTTCATCTGCTTCCGAAACGGCTTTCCAATATTCCCGTTCGTCCTGCGCTTCAATCTCTTTTCGGAAGTGTCGGTAGCAGGCTAGTTTTGCTTGTCTGATGTTCATGCCTTTGGTCAAAGCCCATCGAACGAAGTCCTGCTTTCGCTTGCCTAATGGCACGGTTTTGTCGCTCCAGTCGCTCACTTGCCGTCCTCCTGTGGAAAGCAGTCCCAACCGTGGTTCTTCGCAATATCAAACGCATCAGGTTGCACATCGCGGGATACCCGCCCGCAATACATCCGCCTCGCCTCGTCGCGCTCGGCGGTGAGGCGTTCGATGGTGTCTGCCGCCTCAAGCATGATCGACGGCGCAAGGCACTCGCTGTTCTTCCTCAGTCGGTTCACGATTTCGGATGTCATCGCATTCCTTTCAGGATGGCTGGCATGGGTCGGGGGGCGCGATCCGCTTCTTCTTTCGTCAGCTCGCGCTTCTTGCGTTCTTCAATCACTTCCTTCTGAAGCTGCTCAATGCACTCCGCGATGGCGTCGAAGAACCGTGCTTCGGTGCGGCAGTATTTGACGAACTCGCGTTGGCCAGGCGGCGTCTTCGCGGCGGCCGCCAGGCGCTCGTCGGCGCGCTTGTTGAGCAGGTGGATAGCGTGGTCAACGTTCATCGGTTGTTCTCCAGTGCAGCAATTCTCTCCCCGATCCAAGCCATGCAGTTCACCGCCATGCTGTTTCCGAGCGCCTTGTAGCGCGGACCATCCGGGCAATCCTCGGCCTGTTTCTTGCGCCACGGGATGAGCGTGTAGTCATCCGGAAATGCCTGGAGTCTTTCGCATTCTCTGGCTGTTAATCGACGCACGGTCATGGCTGTTCCAACCATTGAATGCCCATTTCCATCGGAGGGGTCGGGATATCCGCGTTCTCCGCTGCCACCCTTGAGCGTTGCAGAAGTGTCGCTGAACGCCACCGCCACGTTGATTGCATCGCTTCGTCCACCGCCACCCGGATTCGTCAGGGCTGGCGTTACGCCGTCTGCCATGATCTCCGGCATCTTGATGCCATCGCGAGTGCGGTTGGCAAACGCCACCGCCGCGTGCGCCACCATCGGAGTATTCCGTCCACTTGCGTTGCTATTGGTGTTGACTGTTCCAGCAATGTTGCCACATCGAACTTCGCCAAGTTGGTTTTGCTGAAACGCCACCGCCGGAGTGTTGCACCGCTGCAACGGCCCCGTCCCTTCGACCGTAATACCTAGCCCGTCATTGGCGTTTCCATACCCGCCGCCGTTCTGCCAGTTAAATCCCACCGCCACCGTAGTCGCCCGCGTGTCGCCCTGATCGAACAGCGACAGCGTGGGATTGACCTGCCCATCCACCCAGGTTTCGTCATCGGTCACGGACTGGGCGCGCTTGGACTTGGTGAACGGGACGGGCTGTCCGACCAAATGCGCATCTTCGTTTACGGGTGCCCAACCGCTGCTTCCTTGCATTCGACTAGTGAGCGTTGGAGAAACGTCACGAAATGGGACGGGTTGAACCACCACCGGATGGTTCATTTCATGGAAGCCCGAGCTTCCGGTTGAAGCCCGCATGGCAGCAACGGCATCGTCCTGCTGTAAACCATCACGGTCATTCTGCCAGCGGTAGCCGATGGACTGCAACACCGCACCGAGGTTGTCCTTGTCCGGCATCCGCTGACCGCCGCCTGCATTCTGCTTCGTCAGCGTCCCGGCGCAGTCGCTTCCGTCCCACCAGCAACCGCCTCGAGCGCCGCCTTCAACATCGGAGGCAACGCCTTGCCCCTTCGCTCGGCGCGACGAAGAATCCCGCTGCACGCTTTCGCGCTCAAAGAGAACCTGGGCGGCACGGGTCCAGTCTCCAAGACATCCGACAACGAAGACACGTCGCCGGCGCTGCGGGACGGCGCGGGGATGCCCGTGTGTTCTGCACCATTGAGCGTCCAAGACCCTGTAGGCCCACCCATACCCCAGTTCCCCCAACGCCCCGAGGAAGGCACCAAAATCCCGTCCGCCTCCCGATGACAAGACTCCTGGAACGTTTTCCCAGACACAGTATCTAGGCCGTAGACGCCGAGCGATTTCAAGATAGGTAAGCATGAGTCCTCCTCGAGGGTCGGACAAACCAGCGCGGAGTCCGGCAACGCTGAAGGATTGGCAGGGGGTTCCGCCCACGAGAAGGTCAATTGATCCGGGTTGAAGGGGCCATTGCTCATGCTTCGTCATGTCTCCGAAATTGGGAACGTTGGGATAGTGGTGAGCGAGTACCGCGCTTGGGAATGGTTCGATCTCGCTGAAGCCGACCGGGGTCCATCCCAGGCCATGCCACGCAACGGTGGCTGCTTCGATGCCGCTGCATACTGACAGGTATCTCATCGTGTGCCTCGCTCAAGTTCGGTGCGAAACGCATCGCTTGCGGCAAGCTCAACAATCGCCGCGACCGGGAAGTCTGCCGGCGTGTTGCTGCTAACGAGCATCGTGCCGTTCAACTTGATTGCCACCAGTTCCCATGAAATCAAATGCTGGAACGTGCTAGTCGTGCTGCCGTGCGGATGGAAGTATTCCCGCGTGTCTTCCTCCCACTTGGCAGATACAACCGCTTCCACCAGGTTGTTGCCAAGGTATTCGTGCATATCGTCATTGCCTGGGAAGTAGTCCGACGTAACGTCTACGGTCATTTCGCGGTAGTTCACTTGAGCCTCCAGACGCGAATGAGGCGACCGTGCGACGCTGGCCGCCGCGAAGGAACGACCGTGCCAGTCCACACAAATTTCTCGTCGAACACGCTGCCGGCTGCATTGCCGAGTTCGCTGTAGTCCAAGCCGCTGAAGGCCATAAGACTTGCGACATCGTCGCTCGTGACGGTGCTGCCGTTGGATGCAATGAACGCGGCAAAGCCACGTGCTGCCGTAAGCAGTTCGCTGCGGCGGTCGGCCGCGAGCGCCTTGCCGACGGCCTTCCGCCGCTCGGCCTCGGTGGGGTCGAATAGGGTCATCGCTCCACCTTCCTGCGCCGGAGCGCAACCAAGTTGAACACCCCGGGGTCACGCAGCTCGTAGCCGTTGTGGGGGGTGTGCTCAATGCGAACGCCGAATGCGTCGCGTGCGGTATCGATGAGATAACTCACCGCCCGAGGGGTCACGTCCCACTTCAACGCAAGCTCGTTGCGCGTCATGGGCCGGCGGTCAAGCGTCTCCACCATCCACATGATGCGGTGCACGTACTGTGTTTGGCTGACTCTCACAGTGCCACCTCCGTGTTCGCGTGGACGGCAAGGAATCGCCGCTCGGCGATGTCCATGTCGATGACGGCGGCGTCAAACTCATGTTCGCTGTCCACGGGCGTTTCGCCCAGGCGCTTGTGTGCGCTCACGACTTCCATGCTGAACGAATCGCCCAGCTTCATCGCGCATGCAAGAAGCACGTCGTTGTGACGCTTGCGAAGGTCGTTGCGCTCAAGCAGGTTGGTAACGGTGTCTCGAATCTTCATCGTTCTCTCCTCGATGACGTGCGGTTCACGGCAACGTGCCGCAACCCGCTCGCGTGTTGTATCCATGCGTATATCGGCAGTCAAGGGGGAAGCCGTGAGAAATTCTGACAATTTTTTCTTACAACGTGAAATGCTGGCATTGGTCGCTATGGTGCGGCAGCATGGGCGCAACGATCACGCAGCATCAGCCTGGATCGTTTACGGTCGAAATGGACTTCGACGGGGCCGTGCCATCCGCCAACTGGTCGCAGGAATTCCTGCTGATTTCCGACGCGCATATCGACAACGCGCACGCCGACCGCCAGATGTTTGACCGCCACATGCGCCAGTGCCGCGAGCGCGGGGCGCAGTGGCTCTCTAATGGAGATTTTCTCTGTTGTATGCAGGGAAAATACGATTTGAGGTCTGACACCTCGGCTTGCCGGCCAGAGCACCGCGAGGGGCGATACCTCGATGCGGTCATCAATACAACCGCCGACTACATTGCGCCGCACGCCGACATGGCGCTCTTGTTCGCCCCCGGCAACCACGAGACAGCCATTCGTCGCCGACACGAGACGGACATGAACGAGCGCCTGGTTGAAGCTGCCAAGGCCCGCAACACGGCGTGCCATGCATATGCAGGGAGTTATGCAAACTGGGTGCGGTTCTTGGTGCGCGGCAAGGTGCGCCGGCAAATCTTCGGGAACAGCATCGTGATGTACATGCATCACGGCTACGGCGGCGGTGGTCCGGTCACCCGCGGCACGATCCAGACTTCGCGCATGGCGGTCTACCTGCCCGATGCCGACATCATCTGGACGGGCCACACCCACGACGAGTGGATCATGCCGATCCAGCGGGCGCGGCTTTCTCTGCACGGTCGCCCCTACCTAGACCGCGTCCTGCACGTACGGTCGCCCGGATACAAGGACGAGTTCAGCGAGCAGAACGGGTGGGCCGTTGAGAAGGGCATGCCGCCCAAGCCGAAGGGCGCGCTGTGGTTGCGGTTCTGGATGGAGTGTGCGCGGCGAAACGGCGTCTCAGGGCGTACCCTGCGCTTTGAAGTTCGTGAAGCACAGTAACTGATTCAGGAGCAAACATGCCAACGCCAGCCAAGGGCAAGAGATTCGTGAAGGTCGTCCGCAACCCCGAAACCGGGCGCACCCGCAAGGTGTCGTACGGTCAAGCCGGCAAGGCCAAGGGCGGCGGAGACCGGATCAAACCCGGCACCAGCAAGGGTGACAACTACTGCGCCAGAAGCCTCGGCCAAATGAAAGCGCACCCTGCGGCGGCACGCGATCCGAACAGCCCGCTGCGGCTTTCGCGTGCGAAGTGGAAGTGCAGCGGCAAGAACTCGAGAGGATAAACATCATGGCGAAGAAGACAGCAAAGCGCGGCCTGTACGCAAACATCAACGCACGACGTGCGGCCGGCACCAGCCGACCGAAGTCGAAGTCCACTGTCAGTCCCTCGGCATACAAGGCGATGAAGCGCGGATTCAAGTGAGGCCACCATGCGCGTCCGACTCGGCGGCAAGTATTGGACGCTGCGTTTCGTCCCGAATATGCGGGACTACGGTGACATGCAAGACCCAGGCCACGTTGATGGTCGCATTATTCGCGTGGCAACCTGGCCGTCGGAGAAGGACAGATTGGATACCACCATCCATGAAGCCCTTCACTGCATCCGGCCAGAGCTTGACGAGCAAGCCATAGCAGATACGGCGACCGACATCGCACGACTGCTGTGGCGTTTGGGCTACAGGCGCGAGCAGTAAAGTTCAAGAAAGTGGAAGTTGCGTACACGTTATTGCGACGTGTACGTTCGATCACTATTCACCCCAGTACACGTCCTCGCCTCGGCGGTATCTGGCGAGGTCGCCGTCGCGCTTGCGCGACGTGAAATGCTTGTCGAGGAAGCGGCAGTAGTTGTTGGGGAAGAGCAGGTAACTGCCGTCCGTGCGCTCGATGAGATTCAGGGGCTTGTGTTCCTGCGGGTAACGACTGAACCCGTCACTCCAGTCAATGACGATCCCGGTATGCACCCCACAGAACCCGCGCTCGGCGCTGGTTCCCATCACGGACAGCCCCTCGAGGTACTCGAGGTGCAGCGCCTCGAGGTGATCGCCCATCGCGCCCCAAGGCTGGAGGTCGCTCATTCGAGCGCAGCCCAAGATCGGACGTTGCTCAAACGCCTTGGGATCGTGCGCGAGCTTATGGAGCGGGATTCCGCACCATTCCGCGCCCGTCTCGAGCAGGACGTGCGCCATCACGATCTGGCCGGGGCGGGCGTAGATCGCGTGCCAGATGCCGCGTGTCGTGCCGGCGGGCATCGTCGGCCCGAGGGCCGTGTTGCAGACGTGAACGTACAGGTGAAACGGGAGATTTGCGTGGCGAGGCATATTCGCAATGATATACTTCAATTGCGGAGACGTGGGTCTGCGGCTGTCGGAGGCCAACCACCCACATGCGCCGGCGCAAAAGGCCGCGAGGTACGACCGTCGGCAGCGCAGCATTGGGGTAGCAACAACCTTCCGCCGGGACAGGGCGCGACGCTGAAAGCACGCGCTGCTGTCTCATGCATGTGTCGATTCCATGTACGCGGCAATTTCCGGTACCGGAAAGAACACGGCCTGGGACTTGCGTCAACCAGGCCGCGCTTCCGGGGGCTAAATTGTCGGGCATGGGCTGCACTCGCAGACCATCGCAAAAACGAACGCCCGACGAGCGAATGATACAGGCAAGTATCCCCCTGTCAAATGAAATCGGCGTGAGTCGAAACCCACGCCGTTTCATGCGCTTGCATGTTGGCACCGAGGTGCTATCATGCGGGCCTCTAATTCCTGCGCGGTTGCATTGTACCGTACCTGGCCTCAGGGTCAACAATGCCGCAACACGTTCCCGGCGCGGTAGGGGAGCATGGATGTAGTCGCAGGGGTTTGACCCTACCCTGCGCCACCGAAAGGTGCGCTCCCCCACGAAGGTAGCGGCTGGCAATCCTCCAGCGAAATGGTGAAATTCGTGGCTTCGACCGATGCGCGGCTCCGCGTGGGCTGGTTGAACGTGGCCCCCTTTGGGGGTCATGCTTCCCTCGCGCTCACCGTGTGAACTGATATCAGTCTGAACGTCCCCTGCGATGAGCCGCCGCGGAGCGAAGCACCTGCGGAGCGCAGCAGAGCGGCGGCGCGGAAGGCCGGATCGGATTCACTTCCTTGCAGATACATCCGCATCGTTCTCTTGCGAACGTCATTCCCCACGTTGACAGCCGGGAATGCCTGTCTGTATACTCTCGCGTATGCAAACGATCACATGGATGGACAATCGGAATCTGATGGGGGAACTGTGGCCGAAGTGGATGCTCGAGCCTGAATTGTCGCGGCTCTTGAACGAGCGATGGGGGTCGCTGCACCAGGACAAGCTGCGCGAATGCATCCGCCAGCACCGCCTCGAGCGCGACACGAAGCCGGACATTGCTGCGATTCACAAGGCGTACTGCGCGATTGTGCCGCAGGCCGATGTTCTTGCGCGTGGTGAAGTCGTGCAGACTCGTCGCGATGCGACCTCCTTGCAAGGCCCGTCGCCGGCGGAGTACGCGGATTGGGACGCTTGGGCGAAGGAGGTGCTAAAGACCGCAACCGCTGCGGAGATTGATGCAGCGAAGGAGCGCCTCGGCATCAGCCCCGACACGCACCGCGTGCTGGCGGTCGCCATCGAATACTGCCGCAAGAACCCGCAGAGAACGTAGCACAACACGGTAAACTGCCGCCATGCGACGGCGGCGACATCCCATTCTGCTCGCCAACATGGAAGATTGTTTACTTGGGATCATGTACCCAAAGTCCACTGAACGGTCAGGAATACCCGTCGCCGTATATTCCGCAGACATGATCGCGGCACGCCTGCGCGACGAGCACGAAATGTCCATCGGCGAAGCACGCACCTTCGTCACCGACAACATCGAAACCAACGAACTCGGCCCAGGCACGCCGCGTCTCATCTGGGCGGCAACCTCCGAAGATTTTGGCGAGCCTCTGTGCAAACCCTGATATACTTTGGGAAATGGATATCAGTTCGTATGACGATTTCAAGGCAGCCGTGACCACGGCTGTCGTCGCACAGGGCCGAACCCGCAGCCAGGTCGCACGCGACCTCGAGCAGCAGGGCAAGCTTCGAGCGCATACCGTGATGTGCTTGCTGTCCACCGCGCCCGTCATCGGGAAGCGCACCGCCACCTTCGATTCCGCTATCACGCTTGCAGATGCAGCAGGACTACGGATCACCCTTACCGCCAAGGAAGCCACGTAATGCCAAGCAAGTCGCCGGCGCAGCGCCGCCTCATGGCCGCAGCAGCACACTCCCAAAGCTTCGCAAAGAAGGTGGGAGTTCCCATGTCGGTCGCCAAGAAGTTCAACCGCGCAGACGTGAAGGCAAAGGGCAAGAAGCGCAAGTGAGAAAGCTCGCGGCCTACGGCGAGAACGGCCGCCGCGTGGGGGAAACACACCACAATGCCACGATCCCAGAGGCCATCGTCCAAGAGATCCGCGAACTCCACGAAGAACACCGCTGGGGATATCGTCGCATCGCCAAACACCTCGGACTCCGCTGGACCACTGTCAGCAAGATCTGCCGATATCAGCGGCGCGCCTGTCTCCCAGCCGACTGGAAACGCCCTCGTCAAGCGAAGAGTGGGACGGCCGGCGGGCAAGATGCCCGTGCCGCAGATGGAGGCTGAATCGCTCATCAAGTGGATTTCCGAAGGCCGGCCCCTGCGCGAGTGGTGCAGGATCGAAGGAAACCCGGAGTGGCGCACCATCTACGATTGGATGGATAAGGACGAGGATTTCTCCGCACGCATCGCACGCGCACGCGAGGACGGCCACGACGTGATCGCCGACCAGTGCGTGACCCTTGCCGATACGCAACCACTCGACCAGACCGAGGTTGCGTGGCGCAGGCTCCAGGTCGAGACGCGCCTGAAGCTCCTTGCCAAGTGGAACCCCAAGAAGTACGGCGACAGGCAGCAGCTCGAGCATGGCGGTGGCATCAGCCTAAACGTCATCACGGGCGTCCCCGATGCGTAAGACCATCCGCCTCGGCTACGAGCCGCGTGAATGGCAGCGGCGGTGCCACCTCGAGCGTCGGCGGTTCACCGTCCTCGCCCTGCATCGACGCGCTGGCAAGACCGAACTCGCCCTCATGGAACTGCTCCACCGGGCAGTCAAATGCACGTCGGATCTCGGGTTCTTCGTATACGTCGCGCCATTCCTGAAGCAGGCCAAGGCCATCGCCTGGGCGCGATTGAAGCAGAGGATTGACCCGTTCATCCGCACCGGGACCGTGGACGTGAACGAGGCCGACCTCGCCGTCACGTTCAAGCACAACAAAGCCACGATCCGCCTGTTCGGTGGCGACAACCCCGACGCCCTGCGCGGCGTGCGCCTCGACGGCTGCGTCATCGACGAGGTCGCGCAGATCAAGCCCGAGGTATGGGAGGCCATCATCCAGCCGGCGCTCTCCGACCGCCGCGGCTGGGCGCTGTTCATCGGCACGCCCGCCGGAATCAACATGTTCAGCGAGCTGTACTACCGCGCAGCAAGCGGTTCCCTCGAGGATTGGTATGCGGCGAAGTACACGGTGTACGACACCGACGCGCTCGCGCCCGATGAAGTGAAGCGCCTAGAGCGCGACATGCCCGAGGCGGCGTTCGCACGCGAGTACCTGTGCGACTTCAGCGCGGCTGGCGACGACCAGCTCATCAGCCTCTCCGATGCCGAGAACGCGTCGCAGCGCCAGTACCAGGACGGCGACATCATCGACCAGCCGCTCATCGTCGGCGTTGACCCAGCCCGATTCGGCGACGACCGCAGCGTGATTGTCCTGCGCCAGGGGCTACGCATGGAGAAGCCCATCGTTCACCACGGCATCGACAACATGGCGCTGGCGGCGGCCGTTGCCAACGTCATTGAGGACCGCGACCCCGACGCCGTGTTCATCGACGCCGGGGCAGGCGCGGGCGTGATCGACCGCCTGCGGCAGCTCGGATACGACGTGACCGAGGTCGCGTTCGGCGGCAAGGCCACCTACGCCAACCTGTTCTTCAACAAGCGCACCGAGATGTGGTGGGCCATACGCGAATGGATACAGGCTGGTGGCTCAATCCCGAATGACATCACGCTCAAGCAGGAAATCAGCACGCCGATCTACTGGTACGACGCTGCCGGCAAGCGCGTGCTCGAGTCGAAGGACGAAATCAAGAAGCGACTCCAGGGCGGCGGAAGCCCGGACATGGCCGACGCGTTGTGCCTGACGTTCGCGTACCCGGTATCGAAGATGCTGCCACGCGAGATCCGCGAGAAGATCGACACGCGGCCGACCGACTACGACCCGTATGAACAGGTGAGTACCCGTAACCGTTAGACGGAGGTCTACAGTCATGGTCAGGCAAGCGAACGAGCAGGACATCGAGGCCATTGTTGACATGGGCATGGAGTTCATGTCAGGCACGAAGTATGCGAACGTGCTGCCCATGTATAGCGATGACGCACGCGCAGCCATCATCCAGCTTGCTTCGGTGGGCCGCGTCTGGGTGGCAGAGATTGATGGCCGCATTCGCGGGTTTATGGCTGCGTCCATCGTCCCGTGCTGGTTCAACCCCGGCTCGCGCATCGCGCTCGAACACGTCTGGTGGATGCAACCCGACTTCCGCAACCGCCCGGAAGGCATCCGCATGCTGCTCGAGTTTGAACGGTGGGCGAAAGAACAAGGGGCGCAAGTCGCCTGCATGTCCGACATCGTCCTCGAAGCCGGCAGTCCGGCAGGGTCGATCCTCCAAAGGCTCGGCTACGAGGTGAGCGAACGCACTTTTATGAAGGTCATCCAATGTTCAACCGCAGCATCCGACGAATCCACGACCTCTCCTCACGCCGCGAGCGACATTTCGTTGTCAGCGGACTGACCGCGCTCGGCACCGCACTCGGCGCAGGCGCAACGAACGCACTCGCGGCTGGCCTGGCAGCCACTGCCGCCGGCACAGCAGCGGCAGGAACGGGCTACAGCATCGCTGCCGGCGAGCGTGGCGCGTCCATGCAGCGGCAGGCGATGAGCCAGCAAAAGAAGGCGCAGGACGCCGCCGCAGCCGCAGCGCGCACCCAGCAGCGCCGCAGTCAGCAGTCGATGGCCGCCGCCAACCGCGCCGAACCAGCCGTTGCCGACATCATGGGCCGCGCCGCCGCCGAGATGGGTGGCGGTCCCTCGAGCACCATGCTCACCGGGCCGATGGGCGTCAACACGCAGGAACTTCAGCTGGGGCGCACGTCGCTCCTTGGGGGCTAAATGAGCGAGTACACCGGAGACAACTCGTCGTATCCTGGCGCTCCCACGCGGGATCGACTGTTCACCCGGTGGGGCCAGCTCAAGAGCGAGCGTGCGTCGTGGTTCGCGCACTGGCAGGAACTTACGTCCTACATCCTCCCGCGCAACGGACGCTACTTCCGCCAGGATCGTGACCGCGGATACCGCCGTCACAACAACATCTACGACTCCACGGGCACCCGCGCACTTCGCATCCTTGGTGCAGGCATGATGTCGGGCGCAACGTCGCCGGCGCGCCAGTGGTTCCGCCTCGCCACGCCGGACCCAGAACTCAACTCCTACGAGCCTGTCAAGCTGTGGCTCGATGACGTGACGAAGCGCATGCAGCGCGTGTTCCAGAAGTCGAACACCTACAACGCTCTGCATCAGATGTACGAGGAACTCGGCACGTTCGGCACCGCAGCCACCATTCTGCTTCCCGACTACCAGACCGTCATCCACCACTACCCGCTGACCTGCGGCGAATACTGCATTTCGACCGACGCGAAGGGTCGCGTCTGCACGCTGTACCGAGAGTTCGAGATGACCGTCTCGCAGGTCGTGAAGGAGTTCGGCCTCGAGAAGTGCAGCGTCTCGGTGCAGAACATGTACCGCACCGGGAACCTCGACCAGTGGGTGCCCGTGATCCACTGCATCGAACCGCGTGCAGACCGCGACATGGGCAAGCGCGACGCCAAGAACATGCCCTGGGGTTCGTATTACTTCGAGGTCGGCGGCGAGGACGGCGTGTTCCTGCGCGAGAGCGGGTTCCAGTATTTCCCGGCGCTCTGCCCGCGTTGGTCCGTGATCGGTGGCGACATCTACGGCAACAGCCCTGGCATGGAGGCGCTTGGAGACATCAAGCAGCTCCAGCACGAGCAGCTACGCAAGGCGCAGGCCATCGACTACCAGACGAAGCCGCCTCTTCAGGTGCCGGCGTCCATGAAGAACCGCGACGTGGAAACGCTCCCAGGCGGCGTGTCGTACTACGACGGCCAGTCCAACGGGATCAAGACCGCGTTCGAGGTGAACCTGAATCTTCAGTACCTGCTGAATGACATCATGGACTGCCGCGAGCGCGTGCGTGGTTCGTTCTACGCGGACCTGTTCCTGATGCTCGCCAACACCCCGAACACCCGCATGACGGCCACCGAGGTCGCCGAGCGCCACGAGGAGAAGCTCCTCATGCTCGGGCCTGTCCTCGAGCGCCTGCACAACGAGCTGCTGTCACCGCTCGTGGACATCACGTTCACGCGCATGGTTGCTGCCGGCGCACTGCCGCCAGCCCCGCAGGAATTGCAGGGAATGGACCTGAACGTCGAGTTCGTGTCCATGCTGGCGCAGGCGCAGCGTGCCATCGGCACCAACGCCGTGGATCGTTTCGTCGGCAACCTCGGCGCCATTGCGAAGATGAAGCCGGACATCCTGGACAAGTTCGACCAGGACCAGTGGGCCGACGTATACGCCGACATGCTCGGCGTGGACCCGTCGCTCATCATCGCCGACAAGGAAGTCGCGGTCCTGCGCGATGCTCGCAATCAGGCGATGGCCGCGAAGGAACAGGCTGCCGCGATGCAGCAGACCTCGCAGAGCGTCAAGAACATGGCCCAGGCACCGACTGGCAATCAGAACGCACTCACCGACGTGATGAACATGTTCTCGGGGTACGGCTCGCCCTCTGGTGTTGAGGTCTAACAGTACCCGTAAGCATTAGCCACAGGGATACAGTCCCGCCGTGAGCAACTACGACCCCCTCGACTTGCGGGGCCAAGAGCGTGACCGAGCCAACAAAGAGCTTCGTGATCGCCTTGACCGACAGAACGAGGAGGCCGACGTGAAGTGGCTCATGTCTAGCAAGCGCGGCCGACGCATTGTGTGGCGGCTGCTGGACCAGGCGGGCGTGTTCCGAACTTCCTTCAACACCAACGCGATGTCGATGGCATTTGCGGAGGGTGGCAGGAACTACGGGCTACGGATGCTCGGCATGGTCCACGCGCTTTGCCCGGACCAGTATCCGGCAATGATGAAGGAACAGGCACACGATGAACGAACCAACGATGATGGAAACGGCTGAAACCAACACTACAGCCGCTCCCGCATCCGATGCTGCCGCAGTTGTTTCGGCGACGGCCGAGAAGCTATACGGTGGCGAGCAGAAGGCGACCACGACCCAGGGCCAGCAAGCCGCGGATGCGGCCGCTGCCGGCAAGGTTCCCGAAGCCAACGACGCAAAGGCCGCCGAGGCACCCGCCGACGCCAAGCCGACCGCGCCGGAAACCTACGAGTTCAAGGCACCGGAGGGTCGAGCGTTCGACTCCGAGGTCATTGCCGAGTATTCAAAGGTGGCGAAGGAACTGAACCTGTCGCAGGAAGCCGCGCAGCGCGTCCTTGACGCAGTCGGCCCCAAGCTGGCTGAACGTCAAGCGGCGCAGATCGAGGCGGTTCGCAACGGATGGTCCGACAGCAGCAAGGCCGACAAGGAGTTTGGCGGCGAGCGTCTGTCGGAGAACCTGTCCGTGGCGAAGAAGGCGCTCGATGCGTTCGGTACTGCCGAACTCCGCAGCCTGCTCAACGAGTCCGGCCTCGGGAACCACCCGGAAGTGATCCGGTTCATGTTCCGCGCCGGGAAGGCGATCAGCGAGGACAGCATGGTCACGGGCACCAAGGGCGAGGCCAAGTCGGCCGGACCCCGCTCGTTCAATGACCTCGCCGACGCCATGTACTCCTCCAGCACCTAAACCTACGAAAGGTAAACCACAATGGCAGTTCTTTCCAGCACTAACCTGACGCTCGCCGACTGGGCGAAGCGCACCGATCCCGAGGGCCGCGTTCCGGTCGTCGCGGAACTTCTCTCGCAGTCGAACGAGATCCTCGAGGACTGCGTGTTCAAGGAGGGCAACCTGCCCACCGGCGAGCGCGTCGTCATCCGCACCGGCCTCCCGGCCGTGTACTGGCGCGCCCTCAACCAAGGCATCCCGAACAGCAAGAGCACGACTGCCCAGGTTGATGAAGCCTGCGGCATCCTTGAGGCTCGCAGCGAGGTCGATAAGGATCTCGCCATGCTGAACGGCAACACCGCGCAGTTCCGCCTGTCCGAAGACGTGGCCTTCCTTGAGGCCATGAACCAGACGCAGGCGGTCACGATGTTCTATGGCAACCCCGCCATCGAGCCGAAGTCGTTCCTCGGCCTCGCGGCCCGTTACTCGGCGGCCCCCGGCTCGTCTGGTATTGGCCAGAACATCATCGAAGGCGGCGGCACTGGCAGCGACAACACCTCGGTGTATCTCGTTGTTTGGGGCGACAACACCGTCTACTGCCCGTTCCCGAAGGGTTCGACCGCTGGCCTCATGCACGAGGATCTCGGCGAGCAGACCGTGTATGACGGCAACAACCGTCTCCAGGCTTACGCCACCCGTTACCAGTGGAAGAACGGTCTGGTCGTGAAGGACTGGCGCTACGTTGTCCGCATCGCCAACATCGACGTTAGCGATATGTCCAACGCGAGCGGAACGCAGGCTTCCAACGTTGCTACTCAGCTCATCAAGCTGATGACCCGCGCCCTGTATCGCATCCCGAACATGACCATGGGCCGTGCAGCGTTCTACATGAACCGCACCGTTCACGGCGGTCTGTCCATCCAGGCGATGGATCGCGCCCAGAACGTGCTGTCCGTGCAGCAGGGTCTGTCGCAGTTCGGTACTCCCTACTCGTGGCTGTCGTTCCTCGGCGTTCCGTGCCGCCGTGTCGATGCCCTCATCAACGCAGAAGCCCGCCTTACCTAATAGGTAAGGCAGAAAGGACACACAATGATTCTTGACCAGAACCTCCGCCTCGGCAACACCGGGGCCATCACTTCCGCCGGCACGTACATCACCGGCACCAGCGGCACGCCGGACGTGGTCGATCTCCAGAGCAACACCGCCTACACCGCCACGGTGAGCGGCTCGCTCTACACGGTCGGCCAGGGCACCCAGAACCGCGACATCGGCGAGGGACGCGACCTCTACGTGCTGTTCACCGTCACGACCGCCCTCGCGGGCGGCACGAACGCCACATTCCAGGTGGTCGCCTCCTCGTCCTCCACGCTTGCCTCCGGCAACATCGTGGTCGGCGAGGTCGGCGTCATCACCACCGCGAACCTCGCTGCTGGCCGGCAGGTCGTGGTCCGCATCAGCCCGCAGCAAATCGCTGCTGCTGGCCTGCGATACCTCGGCGCTCAGGTCGTGACCACCGGCACCCACAGCGCCGGCGTCATCAGCGCGGACATCGTCATGGACATCCAGGACGGTCGTGCGGTGTACGCGTCCGGCTTCACGGTCGCCTGATAGGAGCTATCCATGCCGAAGGTCAAGGCCAAGATTCTCTGCTTCGTGGACAACGGGCTGCGCCAGCCAGGAGACGTATTCGACTACAAGGGACCGCGCAACCATCACCTCGAGTACCTCGAGGAAGTGGAAGCGGAACCGGAGCCGACCGTTTCCGATGCACCGCAGCGCCGTCTCCGCAAGGGCAAGGTGGCCGAGTCCGCAGGCACGGAGTGAGCTTGTAACGAGTTAGTGAACAGGGAGGGGCGTCGGCGGGAAACCACGGCGCCCCTCCCTTCCTACGGGAGGAGCGAATAATTTGCCATCGGTCGTCGAAATCTGCAACCTCGCCCTCGCGCACCTCGGTGACGACGCCACCGTCGCAAGCATTGATCCGCCGGAGGGATCAGCACAGGCAGAGCACTGCGCCCGGTTCTATCCGGTCGCACGTGACATGCTTCTCCAGATGCATACGTGGTCGTTCGCATCGCGGC